CCTTGTTGTAGCCAATGCGGAAGATTTTCATATGCAAGTCTAACTTTATGCATAATTTCATCTGCTGTGGATTGTTTGTTTGCAAGAATAGCTACAGTTTTATCGTCATTGAAAATAATATACCATACAAAGAATGCAGCTGAGACTGTAGTGTTGTGATGTAATAGTCCTTCAGCATAAAATGTATGATCCCCTGTAACAGAAATGTCAATCATATGCTCTTTTCTGTTAGTTTTAACTACCGATATAACATACTCTAAACCATGTTGACCTATAATAGCATCACCTACTCTTAAATCTTTTACGAAAATTTCATTATGTCGTTCATCAAATACTATATGATTATCTGCGCATTCTATGAACGTGTTTTGTGTGGTAAGTTGATATACTTCATATTCAACTGTTACGTTTATATGCGTAATATCAACCCAACCAGATTCAGTCTCGATTTCCCAATCGTCAACTTCTATCGAATCTACAAATTTACGTTCTACTGCGTCAGAAATTTTATACATCTATCTATTGTACCTTGTGTGTCATTTTTGTAATCAGATTCCCATATAACCAATACATCATATCCTTGAGATTCTGCAAATTCGTTTTTTATTTTATCTAATTTCCATTTTTCTTTTGCATTCATATGTAGGCGTGGGTTATATTTTTCACTATCCCATATTGTTGGATTACAATGCCAAAAATCACCATTATATTCTATTATCTTGCTATTATATGAAATATCATAAAGATAGTAACCTTTATTATCTTTTTTAAGTTGTAGTTGTGATATTACATTTATATTGTTCTTAATACAAATCTCAATTAATTCTCTTTCCGCTTCTGATATTGCATATCCATTTCCAACTTTTAATCTATTAATTCTCTTCTTTTCATCTTCTGACTTTGCATCAAGTGCTGTAATCCACTTCTCAGTCTTTTCTTTATGCTTAACTATACCTTCAATTTCACCAAATTTTTCAATAAACCATGCTAAATCTCTAGTTTGCGCTTTTGTATATTCTTCGTCTGAATTATAATACGCTCTATCAAATGGACTATAATTACAATTTGATTCTCTTGTCGCTCTCGCTTTAACTTTCAATTCTGAAATCTTATCTTCACTTTCAAAATTGATAAAATTTTTACTGAAAGGTGATAATTTTCCTCCATGCTGATATGCAGGATTATTCTCACCTTTCATCTTATCTCTAAAATTTTTACATTTAGTTAGACCATAATCTTTCGCTTTTATCGCATGTGCGCGCTTTAAATGGTTTGCGAGTTCATTTGCTCTATATCCGCATATATTACACTCAATCCATGAATCTTTATTATCTTCTGTATGTTCTATGTGAGATTTTTCTACTAAACATTCCAAACATATATGATCTGTTGCACTATAATAGATGTCATCGGTCAACTTACCACATTGCCAGCATATTTTATCATTTACTTCTTTACGGCAAGATAAACAAACATGTTGGTCTTTATTTGCCGTCGTAAATTCGTTCTGACATTTTTTGCATAATTTCTTCTGATGGTCCTTCTTTAAATTTTTCCCAAGCATATAATTCTCCTAAAGTGACTTCTATTATAGCATTTTTTGACTTGCTACGCAATTTTACTTTAGTATTTATATGTACACACTTCCCTTGTTGCCTCGACGTTAGGAACACTACCTTTTTATTATCTTTATAGCATTTTACCATTCTTTTTTGGTAATCGTACAAACCCATAAGTACAACACCTCTATCAGGGTGAACTACTTTGATATAATTTGATATAAAGTATATAGGATCTTTCTTACATTTGATATACTCTTTAAGCATTTCTGGAGTATAGTCAACTACTGAGCCGTCACCTCTAAGGTTTTCATTACCTCTAAATGCGAACTTTCTAAACAGTTCTTGTATTTCATATGGAATTTCAATCATTATTTAACCTTATCTATATCTGATGGTTTTTTCATTGATGCTGCAATCAATTTATTCAAATCTTTACTATTACCGGCAAATATAATATTTTGGTTTTGTATGGCTGTACCAACATTAGTAGAAGTTCCTGTACTTTGTTTTGCAGCTTTTACGTCAGCTTTATCTTTATTTAGTAATATCAATGATTTATTAATATCTGATAAGTTTTTAATAAGTCCGCTAAGAACTTCGATTGCACGAGGATTTTCTGATTCTCTGCAAATCTTCATAGCAACATCTAAGGCTTCGTGTCCTTTTTCTATTAGATGGTATGTTTGAGAACGAGCATATTTAAAATCATCATCTTCATTTCCATCTTCTACTATAGTAACAGATTGTTGAGTTAATACTTCAACCGTTTCTACGGGTACTACATCAAATATTTCACTTAGTTTTTCACTCATTATATTTCTTTTATAGTTGAATCAATTATATATGTATCGGTTATATTAGCTGTGAATGGGTTTACTTTATCTTCTAATGTTATGAATGGATTAGAGAAATTAGGATTTTCGCTAATTTTAACCAGAATATCTTTAATGACACTAGTTGTAACAGTCATAGGTCCAAAGAAGTCCATTTGTGCGCTAAATGTAAATGTTTGTATTTCTATACGTTGTTCGTCTGGTGAACCGTCATAATTATCATCATCTTGATATGCAGTCATTGTAACTGGTACATCTTTTGTTACTCGATATTCTGGAAGAATTTCATAAGTAAGAGTCATATAAGGTTGAAAGAATGGAAGGATTTGTTCCAAAATTTGAAACCCATCATTAGAATCTTTTGTTGCGACATACATTGTCATTACAACATCATACGGGGTTGGTGGATATATTTTACCTTTTAGTCCGTTATTAATCCCTACTGCATAAGAACCATTTACTCCAATTTTTCTATCTGGTGCATATCTAATATCGGACATTTCAAATGCGATACGAGGTAATGTCATTTTTACTTGAGGTGCTAATAAATCATTTTGTTCTCTTAAACGAGAGATCCATTTATTTCTAGGTGCATATTCAATCGGCACTATACACGATTGTAATAACGCACCAATTGCATCTTTTTTCTGGACAGTTATACCGGTAAATAATTGACCGAATGCAACTATGAACCTTTCTAAAGTTTGGTGGTAAAATGGGGTTGTGCTGTATATTGACATATTTTACTTTATCACGCGAATGGATTAGGTATATTTACTTTAATAATAGTAGAATCTGGTGCATAATCTGTGCCATATTGTCTTGGAGGTGGAGTAGTTAATCCTAATAATTGGTCTAATGAACTATTACTAATAGAATCAATTTCTGGAACACCTGTGTTAATAACTTCATTTTGATATTGGAAGGCTTCACATGACAATGTATATTTATAATTCTTTCCCAATGAAAAGAATTCAACATCATGATCTACAAATTTAATTTCCATTAAGAATTTCGTTAAAGGGTCATATACCAAATCACCTTCTCTTGGTCGTATATAATTTATAGCTCTGAAAAGTACATTACTATTATCTTCGGAGAATTGAACGAATTGATGTTTTACTTCAGTCTCCCATCGTTCTTTATGTACTGTCAATTTATAAGTATTTCTAATTTCAAGCCCGAATTTGGAGAACATTTCTTTATCTCCATTAAATCCGGTTGAATCCTCCATATACATTTCAATTGGAATTGCAATAGGGAATTTACTTATAACATCTTCACCAAAAATAAGATCATCTAATTGCACATCTCTTGGTAGATAGTAATAAGTTAATCCCATTATTTGAATGGATTCTTTTAATATACTATTGTATATTTTCTGTTCTGCTATCTTTGATTGATGAAAATATTTGTTGGTTAGACTTGGCATAATTTATCCAACTAAAAAATTAAGGGGCGCGCTAGAATTTAATGCTTCTTCTTCAAGTGCTTCAATTTCAGCGTTAGCATCTTCTACTAATTGTCTACCATTAAATGTTAATCCACCTGGTAATTGCATGTTAGTATATTTAGAAAGATTACCACCCCATTGTTTCTTCATCAAAGCAGTTGCATATTTCTTTAACCATC